AGGCAAGAAACTGGCTGCCGCTTTTGCTGTAAAAAAGCTCGTAGATTTCAGCGAGAAGTGTATCGAACTGGGATCAGATCTGAGTGAAGTGCAAAATGTTGTGGACGTAACATTCCCAGCGATGTCGAAACAGGTAGATAAATTTGCGCAGAATGCCGCAACTGCATTTGGACTGTCCGAGACGATGGCCAAGAGGTACACAGGAACCTTCGGTGCAATGGCCAAGGCTTTCGGATTCAGTGAGAAGCAGGCATACGATATGTCTACCACTCTGACAGGACTGGCGGGAGATGTGGCATCCTTTTATAACATATCTCAGGACGAAGCATATACAAAGCTGAAATC